CGAAGACGTTGCCGCCCGGCGAATTGATCCAGAGCGTGAGGTCACCGTCTTCGGCATACAGCTCATCTCTGAAATCCTGCGGCGTGATCTCGTCACCCCAGAAGGAATCCGAGTCGATCGGTCCCTCCAGGCGGAGCACTCTGCCGCCGCTGTCATCGTGAATATAGTCCCAGAATTTTGGCATTTACATCCCTCCGTTTCGTACTTTCTTCCTGCGCCTTTTCCGCAGGAATCTGTCATCGGTCGATTCTTCATCCGGTTCGTCCTGTTCCTCTGTATCTGTCTGCTCCGGCTCGTCCAGGTCGTATGCGGCACCTGCATCCTGCAGCTTGTTATAGCTGCCATTGAGGTAATAATCATCACCGCCGAGATCGTGCGGAATAAGATCCATGTTTTCAAGCCTGCGCACATCGTTCGGCGACATAAAGCCGTTGCCGACACCGATCGCATAAGCGTTCATTCTGCTCTGGTAATCTCCGCGCATCAGGCCGTCCACGTTGAATTTCGGGAAATATACATCCTGTTCTTCTTCCAGCAGAAGGTCTTTGATGATGCCTTTTTCAATGCGGATGATCCACGGCATGAGGGAATGCTGCACGAATGCGATACCCTGATGCTCGATGTTATTGAAGGTGCTGCGTTTCAGGTCCTGTACCAGATGGGGCGGAACCTGAAACATTCGGCATATTTCCTCTACATCGAATTCACGTGTTGATAGGAACTGCGAATCCTCCGGCGGCAGAGATATCGGTTTATACTGCATTCCTTCCTCGAGAACGGCGATGCGGTGCGCATTGCGGGAACCGCCGTACACTCTCGTCCAGTTTTCACGGATCTTTTCCGGATTTTTCAGTACGCCCGGATGCTCCAGAACACCGGCAGGCTGCGCTCCGTTTTTGAAGAAGGCACTGCCGTAACGCTCCACCGCCATTGCTGCGCCCAGTGCATTTTTCATCATAGCAATTGGTGAAAATCCCACAAGACCGTTGAATCCCAGCCCGGGAATGTGAAGAATCTCGTCTCTCTGAAAGATGATATCCTTATCATGCTCACCGGGTTTTTCATCGGTGTATGCGTGGTAGGTGTAGATCAGGTCACCGCTTTTCGGGTCACGGTCAATCTCCACATTCTCGGGGAGAAGGGGATACAGACCGACTATGCCGTTCTTGCCGTCACGGACGATCTGTGCGTATGCGTTGCCCCAGAGCAGCAAATGACACATCAGCGCCTCCCAGAATGAAAATGAACTCATTTCGGGATTCGGCTGCCGGTAGAGTATCTTATACAGCGGATGATCGGTAGCGCGTTCCTTATCCTCGCCGGCACCTGTATATCTGTACAGATGCAGCGGAAGCCCTGCAATGGTATTTGACAGCAGTCTCACGCAGGCGTATACGGTAACGATCTGCATTGCCGTTCGTTCGTCAACACGCTCTCCGCTGTGCGTCATGCCGAATACAAACAGATTACCAGAATCACGGACATTGTCCCGGATATCCGGCAGTGACGGTGCGTCTCTCGGCTTATTGAAGCCGAGCCAGTTGAGTAAGCCCATCTGCATCCCTCCTATAAAACGATCAGGTCATGATCGGGTTCGTCATAGACACTGCCTTGCATCTCATGGCGTATCACTCGGTCAAGCGCCATGATCCATGCGACAATGCCGTCGATTTTCTCGGTACTTTTCTTTTTGCTCGGTTTTATATTCTCCGCCGCATCAATCTCAGCAACCACATTTCCTGCCATCCATCTGAGAACAGGATTGCCGCCGTGAACGAACATACCTTCGAGTATGAGCTTGTACAGCTCTTTCATCGGCGGCGACATATCCTTGAAGCCCATGCCCATCGGCACAACGGTAAAACCGTCACCCTCAAGGTCTGTGATCAGCTGTGTGGCGTTCCAGCGGTCGGCTGCAATTTCTTTGATGTTGTACATCGTGTGCAGCTCATTGATCGTTTTCCGCACAAAGTTATAATCGACCACATTGCCCTCAGTCACATGAAACAAGCCCATGCGTTCCCAAACATCGTATGGCACATGATCGCGCCGGACACGCAGGTCAAGGGTTTCTCTCGGCAGCCAGAAGTGAGGAACAACGATGTATTTATCGCCATCATGCAGCGGAGGGAATACCAGTACGAAAGCCGTAATGTCGCTCGTACTCGACAGGTCAAGTCCTGCATAGCACTCACGTCCGCGCAGGGATTCGAGGTCAATAGGAAGATTGCCCCTGTCGTAGATATGCTCCGGAATCCATGCAACGACGCTGCCGACCCACTGGTCAAGACGAAGCTGACGGAATACATTTTCTTCCGCCGGATTTGTCAATGCCTCGCGGTGCGCATCACGCACTCGGTCAATGGTAATGGTGTATCCGAGGGACGGATTTGCCTTGTACCACGATTCCTCAGCGTTCCAGTCATCGTCATCATTCAGTCCGTAGATCACGGGATAGAAGGAAGGATCGATGCGCCTGCCGTCCAGAATATCTTTTGCTTTGGTGTGATACTCGTAGCAGATAGAATTCCTGTCTGTTCCTGCCGTGGTGATCAGGAAGTACAGCGGCTGAGTACGGGCATCACCGGAGCCCTTCGTGAGAACATCCACAAGGCTGCGATTCGGCTGAGCGTGCAGCTCGTCAAGTACCAGACCGGATACATTCAGACCGTGCTTGGTACCGACCTCCGCCGAAAGCACCTGATAGAATCCCACATTGCTGTAATTCACCAGCCGCTTTGTCGCCGCCATGATCTTGGAACGTTTGAGAAGCGCCGGCGTCATTTCCACCATTCGTTTTGCAACGTCAAAAACGATAGAAGCCTGCTGTCGGTCAGCGGCAGCACCGTAGACTTCGGCGGACGGCTCGTTATCGGCGTACAAGAGATACAGTGCGATCGCCGCCGCAAGCTCGCTATTGTGCGTAGGCACAAATGACGTTCCTGCGAGATATTGGTGACTCGGACTGTCCACCTGAATGCACTGCATTTTCACAGGATGCTCCACAGGCTGGATATCCAGCAGATAATGAAAATGTGGATTATTCTCTTTTGAGATACTCCAATTTTTCAAAATCTCTGGATTGTTTATTTTCGGGCGACTGCTCGAAGCGATTTTTATCGCTGATCTCATTTGATAGATTTCAAGTGTTGTTACGATTTTTTCGCCGGAGTCATCTGAGATATTCCACAGGTGCCGTTCACCGGCAATGATCGAAGTACCGTCCTTGAAGGTCAGCTTGTAGGCTTGCTCTGTATCATCCACTGGACTTTTCGCAACCACATGGCACGGGATGCCGTTTTCGTCAAACACAGTATCTCCGACCTTCAGATCACCCATATTGGTGAATCCCTGCGGTGTCGGGATCGGGGTATCCAAGGCGAGCTGCTTTCCATTTTTCTTGGGTATTTCGACATATGCCGTGCGAAACTGCCGGGTATCATCCTCTTTGACGATGCCGAATATATCCCGGATGATCTGCTCCTGCCACGGCAAGAGCCAGAACGGTTTGCCTGCCCAGCGTCCTTTGGTATGGCAGAGATTTTCGATGAATCGCACAGCCCTGTCCGCCTTTGCCTCATCATAGTGTGATTCCGGCAGCATGAAGCGTGTGGGCTGGTAGTCGGTGAGCTTCGGGTAGTTCGCCGGTCTTTCTCTTGCTTTTGCTGTTCTTCCCATCAGCCGCCTCCCAGAAGTGCATCCATATCGTCAACGGCGGCGTCCTTCATATCTGCACCGGCAGTGATACGGCTTCTTGCCGCCGGAGTCAGTCCGAACTGCTCTGCGATCTTGTTCATGATCTTCAGATAGGTCTGCGCAATACTGACCTGCGGGACCTGCTGCCAGTAACCGGATTTCGTTTTCACGATCGTGCCGTGCTGCGTCATGAATTCCTCGGCTTCCTTCCATCGTGCATATGCCTGACAATAGGATGCGAATGCCGCCTGATCGACCTCGGTCAGCACACCGATCGCTTCGAGCTGTTTGGATAGTCTGCGCCATTCCTTTTTCGCTTCGGGCTCCAGCCACTTCGGACAGGGCGGTGCCTTCTTTGCAGGCTTTGGTTCTGCATCATTCAGCGGACGCTTGCCCGGATTGCCTTCCAGTTCTTTGATCGCTGTGGGTTTTGGTTTTCTGCCTCTCTGAGCCATCCGCATCACTCCTTCCTCGTAAAATTGAGCATAAGAAAAAGGCCTGCGTCATGCAAGCCTTTTCTATGTATATATCCACCATGAAATTATCCGTTCAGCATATCCAGCATCAGCCTCGCTCCTGCACGAAAGCCTCTCGTGTAGCTGTCCTCCGATGTGATTGCTTCCATCTGACGATGAATGTCTATTAGTTCCTCTAATTTTTCCGCCTGGTCCGCCGCCAAACCATCTGAAATCTGACTGTGCAGTGCATCTGCACGAGCATTCAGCTCGTCGTATTGATCTGTCCTGACCTTGATGTCTGTCGGTGCGCTGATTCTGCCTCGGTATAACTCACTGATCGCTCCCATCCGCTTCACCTCCTTGCCGTGGGGAGAGGGGGCGGCTTATGCTGCCGCCTATTGTCTTTCTTCTCAGTTGAACTTGTCGAGAAGCATCTGAAGAACTGCCTTGGTGTCCTTATCCGCCGCCTTGACATCCATCCCGCGGTCGTAATTGAAGACCGTCTCGCCGTTGCGCTCAATCCAGATCTTCGAGGCTCTGCCCTC